CGATAGCACATTTGAAGTAATACCTACTTGGCACAACAAACTTCAAGCTATGGCATATGAAACAGCAATCTATACAAGAAATTCTCATTTCTCTTATGAGATTAAAAATAATAAAATAAGATTTTTTCCACAACCATCAGACATAGGTATTTCAAATTATTGGGTTGAGTTTTCAATTACAAACCAATCTAATCCTTGGGAAACAACATCTGGTTCTTCTGACGATACTGTTAATGGTGTAAACAATATGAATACACTTCCATTTACAAATATACCATACAACAGTATAAACTCAATTGGTAAGCAATGGATTAGAAGATATGCTCTTGCAATCTGTAAAGAAATGCTTGGACACGTTAGATCTAAATTTAGTACAATTCCAATTCCTGGCGAGAGTGTAACTCTAAATGGTCCTGCTCTAATGTCAGAAGGAAAGGAAGAAAGAAAGGAATTGAAAGAAGAGCTTAATAAGATTCTTGACCAAATTACTTATCATAAGCTTGCTGAATCTGAAGCTAAAATGGCTGATGATATGCAGAAGCTTAACCAGAAGATTCCTATTCTTATTTATACAGGATAATAAATGAACGATAAATCACAACCATTAAAGTTACATCAATTTCCAATAAATAAATCCACTTTTGAAACTATTGATATTGGTGTATATAATTGGATAATCAATAACATACAACCATTTACAAATACCTTTGAAGGTCACTCAAAAGTGCCAATCATTTGGGCTTCTGCCGAAAGAGCATTTCAAATCAAAGATAATGTAGATTTACGTGATGGTGGTGGTAAATTAAAACTTCCATTAATCTCATTAGAAAGAACTAATATATCAAAAGATGCAAACTTTAAAGGCAAGTATTATTCTATAATCCCAACAACCTCTAAAGACTATAAAGGTGGCAATGCTTACTTTTATGGAAATCTAATCAATCAACTTAAAACATCAGAATTTGCTAATGCTGACGCAAAAAGACAAGAGTATGTTTTAGGAAGTCAAGGTTTAGGAACTGGTCAAGAGAATAGAAGATACAAAAATAAAAAAATAGTTTATGAAGTATTATCTGGACCAACCCCTGTATATTTAAAAATCACATATACTTTAAACTTTAAATCAGAATATCAACAACAAATGAATGATATGCTAATACCATTTTTAACAAGAAATGGACAATCAAGAATCTATCCAATCTTTAATGATGGACACAGATACGAATTGTTTTTAAAAGGTGATTCATTATCTTTCTCTAATAATTCTCAAAACCTACAAGAAAATGAAAGAATATTTATAACCAAAATGACATTTGATGTATTAGGTTATTTATTGGGAAATGAAGAAACTAATGAGCAACCAATTGTAACTATTAGAGAAACTTTTGTAGATTTTAAGTTAAGTAGAGAAAGAATTGTAAAAGTTAATTCAACTGAGCTTTTTTGATACTTTTGATAAAAATAATAACTATTTATTTCTGAACTTATAATAATTAAAAGGAGTATCCCTTAATGTCCTCAAGAAGCTTCAGATTTGTCTCTCCAGGTATATTTACCAGAGAAATCGATAATTCACAAATACCAAGTACTATAAATAATATTGGTCCTGTTATATTTGGTAGAACAACAAAAGGCCCAGCAATGCGTCCAGTTATTGTTCGTTCCGAAGAAGAATTTGTAAGAATCTTTGGTGAGCCTGTTCCTGGTGGTGTTGGTGCCTCAGTAGATGTTTGGACAAGTTCTACAATTGCAGGTACAACATACGCTTCTTATGCTGCTATTGGGTACTTAAGAGCTGGCGTTGGTCCAGTAATTATGATGCGCTTGTTGGGCGAGCAATCAGACAATGCTGCTACATCTGGTAAAGCTGGTTGGCAAACTTCTGGTTCTGCCACTACTTCTGTAGCTACAAATGGCGGTGCTTATGGATTGTTCTTATTACCATCTGGTTCTGGCCCAACAGCCAACGTAACTGGTACTTTAGCTGCCGTATGGTACTTAGAGAAAGGTGCAGTAGTATTAAGTGGTACAGCACCAGATGGAACAGCTACAACTGGTTCTGCTACTATGTTTGCTTCACAAGGCCCATACGGAGAGTTTAAAGCAATTGTTGTTGACCAAAACAACAATGCAGTAACCAACGGTACTACAAGCTTCAACTTTAATCCAGACTCTGCCTTATACATTAGAAAGAAATTCAACACAAATCCAACATTAACAAACTCAGCAATAACTTCTGTTTCAAACGTTAAGAATTATTGGCTTGGTGAAACATTTACTAGAAACGTTGATGATGTAGTTGGAGATGTAACTTCATTAGCAACTGGTCAACAATACGCATTTATTGCTGCATTAGGAAGTGGTTCTGTAGGTAAAGAAGATATGAGAATGGGTTCTAAACCAGCAGACACAGGATGGTTTATTTCACAAGACGTAACAACTAATTACGCTTCTTATAATCCAGAAAATATGACAAAATTATTCAAACTTATTGCTTTGGATAATGGAGAACACTTACAAAATAATTATAAAGTATCTATTATAGATATTAAAGCTGCTGTATATCCAGATCTAAATCCATACGGAACTTTCACAATTCAAATCAGAAATGTATCTGAGAAAGACAAGAATGTAGAAGCAGTTGAAACATTCTCAAATGTAGACTTGAATCCATCTTCAGAGAATTATATAGTCAGAAGAATTGGTGATAAATATTATGAATGGGATGATACAGATCGTAGATTAAGAGAGTATGGAAATTATCCAAATGCCTCTAACTTTGTTCGTGTTGAAACAACAAGCGACGTAGAGAATGGTACAATTGACCCATCACTACTCCCATTTGGTTTCTTGGCAGTTCCAAAATTTAAAGGTTTTACAATCCACTCTGGTAGTGCATTTGCTTCTTCCTTTGGTTCATCAACACCATCACAGTTTACTGGTGTCTTTGCTAAAGGTGGAACAGCAATTACAAAACCATACAAATCAACTGTATTTATAGATGCTCCAACAAGATTTACTGGGTCAATCGTATTTCCTTCTATACCTCTTAGAGTATCAGCAACTGAAGATGGTACTAGAACAAGTAGAATTACAAGCACATACTTTGGTATATCTACACGTAAAACAGCAGATGGAACAGAATTCTACACAAGCTATACAGATTATGTAAGAGCTTTCCCAAGCGACATATACACAACAGAAGTTGCTGTTGGTGACGCTAAATATGAATACGGTGTTAAGTTCTCACTTGACAATGTAAAAGTTACAAGAAATTCATCTGGCATTGTTACTGAAGGTGAGTATGCATCAACCTACAGAACAGCAGGAACTTCTGAAACAGCCGTAAGCGGTGGATACACAGACATTCTTGACGCTGGGTTTAATAGATTCACTGCTCCATTCTATGGTGGCTTTGATGGTTTGGATATTACAGAAAGCGAACCAATGATAAATAATACATATTTAACAAACGGTTCTGAAACTACAAACTATATGTATTACACAATTCAAAGAGCTATTGATACAGTATCCGATCCAGATTTTGTCGAGTCTAACTTAATGACAATTCCTGGCTTAACAAACCAGAATCTCACAGCAGAATTGATTAATACTTGTGAAGAAAGAGCCGATTCATTAGCAATCATTGATATTGAAAATGATTATGTTCCATCGTTTGAGACAACAACTGATGAAACTGCAAGAAGACCAGATGTAGAACAAGCTGTACAAAGTATGAAAGACAGAGCTATTAATTCAAGCTATGGTTGCTGCTTCTTCCCATATGTACAAATACTTGACAACCTTTCTGGAAGAAGAGTTATTGTGCCACCATCTGTTGTAGCACTTGGAACATTTGCAAGTTCCGAAGCTAGATCAGAAGTATGGTTTGCTCCAGCAGGTTTCAATCGTGGTGGACTATCCCAAGGTTCAGCAGGTTGGGATGTATTAGCTGCTAAAACCCATCTCAATTCAGCAGATAGAGATTCATTATACGAGAACAATATTAATCCTATTGCTTCATTCCCATCAAACAATATAGTAATCTTTGGTCAGAAGACACTACAAATTACACCTTCTGCTCTTGATAGAATTAACGTTCGCAGACTTATGATTTTCTTAAAGAAAGAAATTTCTAGAATTTCACAAGGTGTTTTGTTTGAGCAAAATGTTCAAGCAACTTGGGATAGATTCTCAAGCAGAGCTAATAACTTATTGAGAAATGTTAAAGGAAGATTGGGTATAACTGACTTCAGATTCGTTTTGGATGAAAGCACCACTACAGCAGATTTGATTGATAGAAATATCCTATACGCAAAAGTATTGGTTAAACCAGCTAGATCTATTGAATACATTGCACTTGATTTCGTAATTACAAGAACTGGTGCTGCATTTGCTGATTAAGCTACTATTTAATAATAAGTATAAAGGGAGAAATTAAAAAATGCCATTCTGGACTCAAGCTGCTACCGCTGGTGAAGACCCAAAAAGAAAAAGTAAATTTATTGTGTCAATGGGGGCACTAAATCAAGGTAATTTAGTTTGGTATGCTAAATCATTTAAGAAGCCATCTTTCACTATAAAAGATGTTTCACATAAATTTTTAAATCATACCTTTTATTATCCTGGTTCTCTTGAATGGGATGCTGTAGATTTAACAGTAGTTGATCCTGTAGACCCAATTGATGCAGTTGGTACTGTTGCTCTTTTGTTGACAAACATGGGTTACAATATACCAGACGGTGCTGCCGAAGTCGCTACTGGTGGTACTCACACAACAATATCTAAAAAAAGAGGTGTTGGTGCTTTAGGGGATGTTACAGTAACACAAATTGGTGATTCTTCTAGTGAAGCTTTAGAAACTTGGACACTAAAAAATTGTTTCCTAACAAAAGCCGACCTTGGACAACTTGACTATTCATCAGATGATTTGCTGGAAGTAAAATTAACATTTAGATATGACTTTGCTACTTGTGCAATTGGACCAAGCAAAGCTGAATCAACAGTAAGCGGACAAGTAACTAGAGCTGCCAGTACTGACTCTGCTGATGGAGCTGTTTCTGGAGCGCCAGCAGACAATAAATTCTTTGGGTACAGCGGTTAATTAATTAAATTAGAGGTGTTTTTTGCGTAATAATTTAGATAGAATGGGGGTTGAGCCAACAGAAGTAGCTGCTCAATCTCCCGCCCCTGCCTTTCAACAGGCAAACTTGATGGATTTTGTGGTTCCAACAAGTTATGTAGAATTACCAAGCGAAGGTAAGTTTTATCCAGTGAATCATCCATTACATGGTCAGACACATATTGAGATAAAACATATGACCGCAAAAGAAGAAGATATATTAACTTCTCAAAGCTTACTTAAAAAAGGTGTAGCATTAGAGAAGTTAATATCTTCAGTTGTAATAGACAAAAATATAAGACCAGAAACATTACTTACTTGCGATAGATCAGCAATTATGGTTGCAGCTAGAGTAACTGGTTATGGTGCAGATTATACAACAAAAATAAACTGCCCATCGTGCAACAAGCAAAGTAACGTTACTGTTGATTTAGAAGCAATAGAACCTAAACATGAAGTAGAAGTAGAAAGTATTAAGAAAACTGTAAACAATACTTTCTTAGTTCCAACTCCATCTGGTTTTATGTTTGAACTTAGATTGCTAAATGGTGTAGATGAAAAAGCAATTACAGAGAATAATGAGAACAAAAAAAGAAAGAATCTGCCAGAGTCTAACAATACTGATTTGTTAAAGATTATTACAGTTTCAATCAACGAAGTAACTGATAGACAAGTTATTGAAAAAGTTATAAGCGATGCATTACCAGCAAAAGATTCAAAGTTTATAAAAGCTGTATATTCTAAGATAGTTCCAGCTATTGAAATAAAGACATTATTTACTTGTTCTTCTTGTGACTTTGAACAGGAATTGGAGGTTCCGCTCACAACGGAATTTTTTTGGCCTAAGTGATAAATATATGGAAGCAGTGTATGAGCACTTCTTCTATCTTAAAATGCATGGTGGTTGGTCTTTTATTGAAGCATATAACTTACCAGTTGGTTTAAGAAATTGGTTCTTAACAAAATTAATTGACCACATAAAGAAACAAAATGAAGAAATTGAAAAAGCAAGTTCTTCATCAAAATCCAAACGATAATTAAATGAGGGATTAATTGTCCCTCATTTTTTTATTTTAACCTATTTATAAATATGGATCCAACAACCCCACCTCCACCAACAACCCCAGGCCCAGTAGAAACTGAAGCAGAAAAAGCTGCAAAAGCTGCGAGAGATCTTCAACAAGCTTTAGATCCATTAAAAGCTATAAACGAGCATTTTAAAGAACTCATAAGTAAATTAGGGCTTGTAAGTGATGCTAATCGAACTGCTAGTGGTAAAATAGCTACAGATTTAGCACTTATGTCAAAAGCAATGAGTGACGCCACAGCAGGATCTAATAAGATGCTTGGTACTGCAAACGATATGGCAGTCTTAAATACTGCAATGGGTAAACTTGGCGAATCTATGAAGAGCACAGTAGCTGCATTACCTTTTCAAGCTTTAGATAATTTATTTAAAAAATCTATAGAATTAGCCATGAAGATTGAAAGCATGGAAGCTTCTTTTACAAAAGGTACTGGTATTATTTTAGATCAAAATAAAGAAGCTCAACTAGCATTAACCAATACTGCTTATAACCTAAATGCTGTTGGCATTAGTGCAGAAAATGCTGGTAAAGCATTCCAAGCTTATCAAAAAGCTACGTTTGATGGTTCTAGATTTACTGCTGGTTTTACATCAGAAATAGATAAAGGTGCAGCAAGTGCAACTTTATATTATGATCAAATTGAACAAACAACACAAAGAACCTTTGCTCTTGCTGGAACATTTGAGACATTAGGTGTATCTTCTGAATCTTTGTTTACAATAGCTCAAAATATGCAGGGCGTTGCTGGTGCTGATTATGATACAATACACGATGGTATTACAAGAATCACACAAGATTCAATTGCGTTTACAAAAGCAGGATTAAACATTCAGAGTTTAACAGAAGATATGAAAAAATTTGGTGATGTTGTTGTTGTTCAAGGTGCCAATGCTTCTAAAGTATTTTTACAATTAGAACTTCAAGCAAAAGCAAGCGGTGTAGCTGTTGAATCTTTGGTTGGTCTTGCTAATAAATTTGATACATTTGAATCAGCAGCAGAACAAGTTGGTAAATTAAATGCACTACTTGGTGGTGACTTCTTAAGTACAACAGATATGCTTATGGAAACAAATCCAGCAGAAAGATTAAGATCTATTTCTGATGCTCTTACCTCTGGTGGTTTAGGTATTGAACAACTTGAGCAAATGGATGAAGCAACAAGAAAATATACTTTAGTAACTCTTCAAAGTACTTTAGGTCTTAAAGACTTAACAGAAACACAAAATTTCTTAAAACTAAGCGAAACAGAAAGAATAGCAAAAGCAAAAGAAATGGAAGATGCTGCTGCTACAGAAATGCAAATGCAAAAAGATCAAAAAGAAGTATTAGGAAAACTAACAGAAATAGCAAGAGATGCAATTCCTATTATGGAAAAATTCTTTAAGACATTTGATGGCTTATTTACAACATTTCAACCATTAATAACAGGTGTATTATATTTAGCAGAGGTATTTAGTGATTTTTTTACAATGCTTTCAGCAAAAGTAGCATCACTAGGAACTTTTGGTAAAACAATTGTTGGTTTTATTGAACTAATAGTACTTCTCGGTTTAGCATATTTATCATATGCAACTCTTATAAAACCTGCAATTGCAGCAACTAGTGGAATGGCAAATGCAATCAAAAATGTAGCAACAGCCGCAGCAACACCACCAGGAGGTGCAGGAGGCGGTGGTGCTGGTGGTGGGTTTATGGATAAAATAATAGGTAAGGCAAGCCCAGCACAATTAGCAGCTTTTGCATTAGTTATTGCTTCAGTTGGTGCTTCTATATTTATGGCGGCTAAAGGTCTAGCAGAATTGGTGAGTGCTTTTGGCGCATTAAATGAACAACAAGCAGATAAAGCACTTTCAGCAGTAGGGTATACATTACTCTTTTTTACTGCTGCATTGATAACTGTTAGTGTTGCTGCTGCATTTTTAGGTCCAGCAGCAGCAGGTCCATTGGCACTTTTTGCTCTTGTAATTGCTGCAATAGGTGTTTCGGTCTGGTTGGCAGCTTCTGGTTTAAGTAAACTTGTAGAAGCAACTGGCGGTATGTTTAAAGTTATATCACCAGAACAAATTGCTGTAGTTGCTAAATTTGGCACTTCATTAGCTGCTATAGGTATTGCTGCGCCAGCAATAGCATTAGGTATGGCAGCAGTAGCAACTGGTATAGTGGCAATAAGAACAGCATTATTTGGAATGGATATAGAAAACTGGAAGGTTGCAACAAGCTTCTTTGTTGCAGTAGCAGCAGCAAAAGGAGTTAGTTTTTCTGGTCTGGCTTCTGAAGTTGGAAAACTAACGGGTACTGAGTTTAAAGTTTCACAACAGAACGTTCAAAGGACACAAGAACCAAAGAAAGTTGAACTAGTTATTAATAAACCAATCTACTTATATATTAAAGAAGATAGACAACTTGAGGCTTATGTTAAAGAAACGATTGAAGCAACATTACACGAACTATCAGTTAAATAATAGGAAACAAAACTAAAATGCCATTATTATCACTTTCAAAACGTCCTCTTGGCAATGTTCCTAATGTTATAGACAAACCATTTTCTGAAAGTGGAAAAATAAAAGCTGTTGATTCTCAAACTCCAACTACTGAATCTATTGAAGCATTAAAAAATTATTATAATTCTAATATTAAACCATTTATTACTACTGAATTAGGCGTTGGAGAATATGCAATACAAAGCAACTCATTGCTAGATTCAGTAAACGATAAACGACAAGTAACAAGAACAACCCCAACACAAATATCAATTCAACATATTGCTACAGGAAAAACTGTTTTCTTCCCTGCTTTCTTGAAAACATACTCTGAAACTTTTGCACCATCTTATTCATCAGAAGATGTATTTGGTAGAATGGACCCTCTTATGTCTTTTCAAAAAACATCAAGAACAATAGCATTAGGTTGGGCAGTACCAGCTTACTCTCAACAAGAATCAGAACTTAATTTATCTAGACTTTCTTCTTTAGCACAATTTATGTACCCAACATATAGAAACAAAGGTGATGCAACATTAATTGCAAAACCACCATTGTTAAGAATTAGATTTGCTAATTTAATACAGAATGCAAATCAGCCAACAGTTGGTTTGTTATGTGCAGCTACAAATTTTAGTTTTAATCCTAATATTGAAATGGGATTTTTCACAGCTTTAGGAGAAACTGAAGCTGGATCTAACGGAACAGCTATGGGTCTTGGTGGAGCTTTATATCCTAAAAGTGTTGATTGCACATTAGCTTTAACTGTCTTGCACGAACATGATGTTGGTCATAGTGAAGTATTTAATATACAAACACCAGAATCTCCAAATAGTGTTTGGCTAGGAAACAGTGCTGAACAAACAAGTGCTGAATATCCTTGGGGAAGACCAGGGGTGGGAGTCACTAACCAAAATAGCACTAATGCTTTAGTTACTCTTGTTGGTAAATCAAATATATTACAATTTGCAGATGTGTCTACAGTAGCCGAACCATTTACTGTGCCAAATTCTTCAACAACCCCTCCAGGCAGCAGCACCCCATAATAATAGGTAAAATATGAGATATACTACAATACCAAAGAAAAAAACATTTAATGAATTAGTTATTGATAGAAGACAAAACTTTGTAGAACATTACGAAACAACAACAATATCTAATTTAACACAGGAACAATTAAATTCTTTAAGCATTGAAATACATATATGGAAGCTTGGAGATAAATATCATAAACTATCTAGTATCTATTATGGCGATGCAAAATACTGGTGGATTATTGCTTATTTTAACAAAAAACCAACCGATGCTCATATTGCAATAGGCGATAAATTAATGATCCCAACTCCTTTAGAAAAAGTTTTAAATATAATAAGAGTAGAATAAGATGGGTAAAACTTTTAAATTTAACCAACAATTACTTAATGAATTAATAATAAATTCAACCTCTTCTAATCAATTAGATAAAGCAAGTGGTGGAAATCACTATTATTGGAACCCAGATAATAAAGAAGAAAAAGAATCTAATTCAGTAATAAATTTAGAATCATTTGATGAAAAAGATTATTTATTTTCTTTTAACGTAGAAAATGTTCCTATTTTAATAGAAAGTCTTAAAAATGTTAATCAAAATTTTGGAGACTTTTTTAAAGAACGCCCAAATTTTAGAAACATTATTACCACAATGCTTGGAAGGCTTACACCAAGAAGTCTAGGTATGTATAGTACTACATTGTCTTTAATCAATAAAGGTGTTTTTAAAAATGATACAAATCAATATATTTCTGCAAATAGTACTATACCTAAAATATTTGATGTATTAATTAATATTGAAAATTATGACAACAAAACTGAGACATACTACTTTTTTGATAAAATCTCTTCCAAATATAACGAATTTATAACAAGTGTTGAAAATGATTTATCTATTTATTTTAGTGACCGCGAAATAACATCAATAGGTGATGCTTTAATAAAATTAAATGCATCAAAATATAAAAAAAATAAATATGATGGAGTTAATGCAAGTGTTGTTTCAGACGATATTAAAAGGCTTTCTATTGAGTCCGTTGGTAATTCATATGAAATAAATCAAACAGCTACATTTATTTCAATATATGTCACTGATTTAGGAGTATCGAGTCTTACTACAACAGATATTTCTGTTAGAAATCCTAGCGGTGATGCAAATGAAGCCGCCAAATTATTGAGTATAATAATAAATTTTAACGATTATCTTACAGAAAAAATTAATTCATTTTTACTTTCACTTGTTGACATTGCAAAAGATATAATTGCAACAATTGTAACAAGTAGATTAACAAGTTTAGAAGATAAAAGTAAAAAAGCTACAGCAGATGATTTAAAGAAAGTTAAACAACAACTTGAACAAGGATCAATTGATACAAAAAAGCTTGAAGCTGCTAATTCTCTTGTAACTGGGGCAGCAGATGCAGCTCAAAATGCATTAATACAATCTAGACAAGCTGACCCATTTGAATTAACTAGATTTAACGTACAGTGTTTTATGCTAGATTATATTGATAGGTTTGTTGCAAAGGCTGAGGAAGTAAGAAAAACAGAACTTAAAGTTAAACAAGATACAAAATATGCAGGAAGTCGTTTACCGCATGATGGCAAAGTTATTTTAATAAAAGGAAGATCTTACGAATTATTAAATAAACTATTTGGTACTGAAAACAAATCTAAATTTTTAGAATTGTCAAATGAAAAATTATCTTATCTCATACCAAAAATAAGATTGCATAAAGTTCTATATGGTGTGAATGGCTCAATACCAACTGATTATGTCATACCTTTTTCTACTAATGCTGGTTGGGCTAGTGCTGTTAGTAGTAGCAACTTACTAGACACAATTTATGCAACTAAAACAATAGAATCTTCAGAACCATATGTTTCATTATCTGATAGAGAGTTTGGTGTTGGTATAAAATCTTTTACTTGGGATTACGAAGGATCTAACCCTGTATCCGCAAGAAAAGATATATCAGCCACTTTAACGTTAAAAGCTTTAAATTTTGATGCTTTATGTAGACAATTTCCTATTAAAGATAAACATGAAAAGTCTCAAATTAATTTTAAATATTTAGACTTAATTTTACGTTCTGGTCCAAAGTTTTATACAGAAAACAAAGATAAAGTAAAAGAATCTGTGTTTAGTGCGAGAAACGCTAAGTATAATCCACATTATTTTACATATAGAATAGATTTAGGTTTTCAAGAATTATTGACAAATGCTGGTCTACCTGTAAGTTTTACAGATCCAGAAATTCAAGCAATAAATGAGAACAATGTCACGTTATGTTTAACATTAATTGATCATAAGTTTGTATTCAATCAAGATGGAACAATTAACTTAGAAATTAAATATAGAGCTTATTTTGAAGCTGTAATGAACGATAATGAAGCTGACGTTCTTGCAGATCCAAAAATTATTGAAGATAGGGCTAAGAGAGAAGAAAAACTAGAAAGTTTAAGAGAAGCATGTGAAATAAATTTTGAAGATGATCAAGATAGGGAAACAGCTCAAGCAGAATTGAAAAAAGTGTATGAAGATTTTGCTAAAATTGAATTTCAAGAATTGAAATATTCTTATGGAAGAATTATTGATAGTTTAAGAAGTAAAGAAAAAATTAATTTTGCTTTAATAGATAAAGCAAAAATAGGAGGCTTTGCTTTAGGTGGAAGAAACGCAGCATTTACTGGAGTGACAAATACAAGTGGATCACAGGATGCAATAGATTTTAACCCACCTGTAACTGCATTGTCAAATAGTAACACACCAAAAGCACCTTTAGTTGTAACTAGTGCAAATACAAAAGATGAAATAAAAAAAGCAATAAGTACGTTTTTACAAAAAAATGCACCAGTTGAAGATCAGAATGGAAAAATATTAATAAGTTATTTCTTTTTATCAGATTTAATTGAAATAATGGTTGATAATATTATTAATGTATCTACTCCCAATAGTATATCAAAACACATTAACTATCATAGTAGAGTAGTATTAGCATCAATGACGGTTGATGTTTTAGGAAGTAGACAAAGTATAAGTATTGGGGATATACCAATATCTGTTGATTACTTTTCAGAATGGTTTTTAAATAGAGTTGTTGCTGAAAAAAGAACAACTTATCATTTACTTACATTTTTAAGAGATATAGCTAGTCACATGATTACAGATTTGTTTAGTTCTAAATGTGCATCTGCATACAATAGATCCCCAACCAAAATACAAATGACAAACTTTATTCTTAAAAGTACAGCAGAAAAAAATAATATAGAATTTTTTAGTGCTAATTATGAAAGGTCAGATAGTGGTGTTTTTGATTTTGGATCAAAAACAACTAATCAACTTGTAGATTTAATAAGATTAAATAGAAGTATTATTCAAGCAACAGCATCACAATACTTATTTCATTATACTATGATTTATGCATTATCTACTTTAGAATCTGAGGAAAGAAATAATAACCCTATAGATGATAGTAAGTTAGGAATTTATCACATAGGATACGGTAGGAATAAAGGCATAGTTAAAAAATTAGATTTTGAAAGAACAGAGATAAAAGGTTTAAGAGAATTAAATTTTATTAGAGAATCAGATGGCACAGGCTTATCACAACTACAATCTACATATAACGCAAATGTTACTACTGTAGGAAGTTACTTGTTTTTTCCTGGTGAAAGAGTATATATTGACCCTACAGGTTTTGGTAATTCATTGGGATCTCCAAACGAGATTGGCTCAATTGCTAATCAATTAGGTTTAGGCGGGTATCACTATATTTACAGAGTTAGTAACAGTATAGTTCCTGGTAAATTTGAAACAACATTTAAAGCCAAATGGGAAAGCAGCGGGTTAAGACCTGGCAAATACCGCACCCCAGCAGTAGGTACTGGAAGAAATGCTAGTACTAATTTATCACAACAATTAGCTAATTGCCAATCTGTTAGTAGTGCAATAATAACAGAGTATAAACCAAAAGTAGAACCAATAAATGTAGCAGGACAAACGATTAAAGATGCTGAAGCTGGCCTTATTAAGACACCAGAGGCAAATGCTACAGAAGCTGAGAAGCAACAAATACAATCTGAAAACGATGCAATCTCTAAAGCTTCTAGTGATGTATTGACAGAAATATCTAATGGTACTATTTCACCTAACCTTAGTAAAGATGAATATACAAAACTGATTAAAGATAGAATAACTCCTCCAACATCAACTAATCAAAATCCTGCAAACAACTCTAAACCAGAAGTACAAGATGTTGGAAGAACTGGCACTGGTGTCAGAACTAGTAAAGCATAAAGGAAATATAGAATAAATGTCTTCATTTTATGGAAAAAATAATATTTCATCTTTTCTACAATATTATGGTAGAATTAATTATGCTGTTTCTGCTATATCTTATCCATACCCAAAACCAATAAATGATTTTCTATTTGGTGAACAATCTTATTATGGAAAAATAAATCAAAATTATAATTCAATTATACCAAACAAAACTAAACTTTCTGCAATACCTAGCGATAGTGGAACTTCAATATTTGTATTTAACTTTGTTGCAAATCAATTTAAATTATTTCAAGAAACTTTTAAAAAATCAATGTTGACAGGAAAGATTGATAAGAAAGATAAATATTTATCAACCATCAGAGCACATAAAGGCTATGAAGATGTTAATAACATATATAAAAATTATGTAAATACTATTAATGATTTTTATATTAACTCAATTATTAATAATAAATTAGAAAATAAAATAACAAACATAAATGATTTTATTAATGAATATGAATACTTCTCTAATGAAATGACCAAGAATGCTCCATTAACAAAAAATAAGTTTATAAAAAGTAAGTTTTGCCCAGTTACTGTAAGCGGGTTAGTTATTGAAATAGCAAATTTAGATTACTCAGTTGATCAAACAAAATATGATTTATTTATTAATAGTAACAATTTTGAATATTATAAAAAAGCAGCAATCTATCACGGTTTCAGTATTGACTTAAATGCACCTTGGAGATTAGTTGCTGATATTAACTCCCCTCCAATGGTAGAAGCTATGAAGGGATTTTCTATATTTTCTACAAATCAGTTTTTTAATAACTACTATCAACTAGCAACTATAAATGAACTTGACTTATTGAAAACTAATGTATATAATTTATATAATAAATTTGTAGAATTACGACCAATAATAGTTGAAGTATTTGATTGCAATGGTTTAACTCAAAAAAAAGTAACAGAAAGACAATTACAAAATTTAACAATGTTTAATAAGTTTATGGATGACAATAAACTAATGAAACTTTATTTTAATATCAGAAATAATGAACTTGAAAATAAATTTAATTCTAATGAGTTAAATAATCTAATCAAAGAAGCTGTAAGAAAAAAAACATTGGTTGACAACACCAAGCTCTCAGTATATCTTGACAACATCTTCCTTCCTAAAGAACTTAAAGAAAGTGGTACAATAAATCATAAAGTATTTGTTAGAGAAGCTAGAAACGCATTAAAATAATAGTGAGGCAAATATGTATGTTGAACCCCTCGATAATAAAGGCGATTGCGTAGGGTTTTATTCTAACGGCGAGATAGTAAAAGAAACCCCAAAAGAAGTGCAGTCTTGGTCTTACCATCCAGCTTTTGGGTTAGGTGGTGAATATGCCTATCTTTACTGTCAAGATGACATTAGCAAATTTATTCCAGATGATTATAAGAGCGATTGGAAAATGCTTAACAATAAGATGAAAGCATTTTTTAAGTCTTTTAACTCTGCAAAAATTAACCTTGATGATAATTGTATTTTTGATATGATTCCAGATCATTTCTTGATTAATTATTATGAAGTTAAATCTCAAATTGTTAAAAGCGTTTTGGGCACAACAGATAAGCCAAAAGATTATGATTATCTTGTCGCTCTTTGTGAAGTACTGTGGGACATTAAATGTAGAAAATTAAACATTGATTTGTCTTCTTTGACAGACAAGAAGGTAATTCAAAAATACACAGATATAAGTCACTACATTAACTACAACATCTTTGGAACAAAAACAGGAAGACTATCAACCCACAAGCATTCTTTTCCAATTATGCAGATGGATAAAAACCATCGTTCAATTATTCAACCAACAAACGATTGGTTTATTGAACTTGATTATAATGGTGCAGAGTTGAGAACATTCTTGGCTCTTGCGGGCAAAGAACAACCCAAAGATGACATTCACGATTGGAACAATAATCGTATTTATGGTGGAACTAAAACAAGAGATGAAGCAAAAGTATCATTTCTTGCTTGGCTTTATGGAGATACAAAGAATGAAAAAGCTGAAGTCATTTACAATAAAGAAAAAGTACTTAATAAATACTGGAATGGAGAAATGGTTACTACATTCTACGGTATGGAAATTCCTGCGGATAGTCATCACGCTCTCTCTTACCTTATTCAGTCTACATTTGGTCAGCTTGCTCTTCGTCAGATGATTAAAGTGTTTGACTTTCTAAAAGGTCGTAAATCATTTATTGCTTTTACAATTCACGACAACATTGTTATTGACTTGGCAGAAGAAGATAAAAAAGATCTAAAGAAAATTATAAATGTTTTTTCAAATACTGATCTTGGTATGTTTAAAGTTAATGTAAAAGCAGGAAATAATTACGGAGAAATGCGTAAGATTTAACTATTTATAGTGTTAGGAGAGAATAATGGACCAAATAGTAATGCAACTCGTCCAAATGGAACAGCAAATGAGAATCTTCCATTGGCAAACAAAATCACATGCTCGTCATAAAGCGTTTGGTAAAATATACTCAAACCTTGGAGATCTTATAGATACATTTGCAGAAGCTTGGATGGGAAGAAATGGA